AAGATAAGTTTTTAGTAGAGTATGTAAAAGCTGTAATTAAGGGATGGAAAGGCTTAAAATATTCTTACCTCGAAGAGCTTCTATTGGTGGACATTAGTAGTCTAGATCCCGAAGATGAACTTTTATTTTCTCAAGAAAATGCTGAAACGCTGATGAAAAATGCAGCTGATTTCGACACTTGGGTTACAGAAGTAACAGGCGATCTCGAAAATTTTACACGAGCCAAGTAAGACAAATACTTGGTCTCTTAGACAGACAATACAAAGACGGACAACTTGAACTCGATGTTTACTTAGATTTATGTGAGCAGAGAGGAGATTTACCTGATCCAGACGAAATGCCACCAACTCCCGAGGATTATCCTATGGAAGTTCAGGTGGCTTTTTTATTGCATGATCTTTTACCAGATCGCTGGGATGGAATGAGTGGTTCATACATGGGCAAAGACTATTCAGCACTAGGAACTCTGCTAGACACCTGGAAAGTAACAGATAAGAAAACTTGTATTTTCTTTATAAAACATATAGAAGCCAGAAATTTAAGTAATATAAATGCAAAATTAGAAAGAAAAAGAAAAGCTAATGAAAGCAAAGCTAAAGCAGGCAAAGGCGGAATAAATTCTGCAAATATACCAAGATAAATGGCAAAAACTATAAAAGGCGGTAAGATACTTCTACAACTTGATGATGGTAACACCATTGAGTTATTTACAGGCAAAACTAAAAAAGCAAAGAAAGCAGTTGATAGCCTGAGTAAATCAGAAGCAACTCTAAATCGTAATTTTAAGGGAGCATCTCAGCAATCCTCAAATACCACAAAAAACTTCTCAAAGATGGCTCAGGGCATCACAGGTGGACTTGTGCCCGCATATGCTACCCTTGCTGCTAATATATTTGCTATTGGAGCAGCTTTTAGATTTTTACAAAGTGCTGCAGATTATCGTATACTTATTCAAGGACAACAAGAATATGCAAACTTAACAGGAGAGTCTTTGAAACTTATGACTTCAAGACTTCAAGCAGCAACAGGAGCTCAGCTAGCATTTGCAGAAGCTGCTCAATCAGTTGCGATAGCAAGAGCCGCAGGTTTAAGTAGTGATCAAATTACCAGATTAGGTGTCGTGGCACGAACAGCATCCATTGCATTAGGACGAGATTTAACAGATTCCTTGAATCGTTTAATTCGAGGTACTACAAAAGCAGAGCCAGAACTTTTGGATGAATTAGGTATTATACTTCGATTAGAAACTGCCGCAGAAAATTATGGATTAAAAATAGGAAAACTAGGTAAAGACTTAAGTATCTTTGAAAAATCCCAAGCAGTTGTAAATGAAGTTCTTGAACAGGGTGAAACTAAGTTTGGAGACTTTAATACAGAACTAAACGAATTTTCAAAACTTGCGAAATCCTTTGATGATTTATTAAATAAAATAAAAATTAGTTTAACTGGAGTTGCAGAATTTATGGCAAAAGCTTTTACTCAAAATACAGCAGCTTTAGCAGGAGCAGGTGCTTTACTTACTACTGGTATTGTAAGTGCCATAACTCCTCAAGCTCCTCAATTTGATGCAGGTGCAGCCGCAGATTCTGCTCGAGAAAAACTTGGAGGTTTCTATACTGGTAAACGAGATATAAATAATTTAGATTCAAAAGGGCTCGACGCAATGACAAGAGATATAAAAAGAGCATATAAAACTAGATCAAGCACAGTTATAAAATTTAATCAACTATCAAGAAATGAAGCATTACGTACGATTGATATTATTCGTATTAATACATTAAGAGCAGAGGCTGAAAAAGCAAATGTATTTAAGAGAACAATTTTAAATATGAGAGCTGAATATGCAACCTTGAGACAAACTCATGGAAGAACAATGGCATTTATGACTACAACAGCAAGAGCAGCCGGTCGAGCAATGTCAACAGCACTTAGATTTGCAGGGTATATAGGAGTAATACTAAGTTTAGGTGGAGTTTTAAAACAACTATACGATACTTATATAGCAGGAGATGATGCCACAGAAAAATTTCAAGATCGACAAAAACAAACATTAGAGTTATTAAAAGAGCAGAATACAGAGATTGCACGAATTCAAGGTAATATTGTTGAAACAACTACATTAATGGATCGATTTGCTCAAAAAGCAAAGATATTTGCTAATTTTAGTTTTATGGGAGTAGGTACTAATTTTGGAGACAGAGAAGATCCCAAAAGTTATGGTAGTTTTCAAAAACTTTCTAGATTAACAGACCCCCAAAAAGAAACCATAACAGAAACAAAAACTTCTTTAGAAAAAATGCTCGAAGAATTAAATCCAGGGGAGCAATTCGACGAAGTACAGGGAATAATTGATAGCTTAGACAAAGCTTTAGTACAAAGCGGCTCAAATGTAGGTATAACTACTGAACAGTTTGCAGCACTTACTAAAACACTAAAAGACCTTGAAAAAAATGGAACGGGCGCTATGAAAACAATGGAAAAATTTGGCACTGTTGCAAATACCTTAAATAACTCGAGTTTAGAATATAATAAAAGTTTAGCAAGACTTCGACCACAACAGTCTCAAATGGCAGTAGGTACGAAAAATATGGGGCTATATGGTTCTGCTTTATTTGATTCCGGGGTAAAACTTGCTGAAGGCGATCTAAAGATTGTAAAAGAATTTGAAAAAGGAGTACCAGAACAAATTAAAACTCAACTTGTACAGATGATCGGAAAGGCAGCATTTGATACAATAATGAAAAACACAAAAACTGATGCGACAGGTCCTAATGCTTTAGTTATTGCACAAATCAAAGCTTTAGGTACTGCTGCGATAGAGGAAGCCCAAAGACTAGAAAAAGTAGAAATTCGACTTCTTACAGAGAAAGATAGATTACAACAAGAATTCAACAGAAATAATAGTAGAGAAGCAGCAGGATTAAGAAAACGCCGAGAAACAATGATGAAAATAAAACAGATCGAAGAAGATATTTTCAAAATAGAAGAAGAGAGACGAATGCGTATGCAGTCAGGTGCAGGACCCCTTAAAGGAGTAGATGCAGCTGTAGAAGAAAATAACATGAACAAGTTAAAAGACAAATTGTTTATAGCAAAAGAAGAAATCAATTTATTAGCACAAGTAGAGAAAACTTTTAGAGATTCATTTGAAACAGGCATGACAACAGCAATACAGGGATTAATTGAAGGCACAACAAACCTAAAAGATGCTTTCTTAAGCATGACAAAATCAATTCTTTCTGCGATAGCACAAATACTTGCAAAACAAGCAGCAATTGCAATTATGAGCGTTATACCTGGTATGCCTGGAACAGGAAGTAGAGAAGGAGGAATAATGAGAGCTCCTGGCTATCGTTCTTATGGTACAGGTGGAGTAGCAGATGGACCTGACTCAGGATATCCTGCAACTCTTCACGGAACTGAGGCAGTTGTACCACTTCCAAACGGAAGAAGTATACCAGTAGAAATGTCTGGTGGAGCAGGCGCAAATAATGTAACCGTAAATGTTAATATGACAAGCGGAGAGTCTGCTAGCACAGGAACTGGAGAAGATGCTTATGAATTAGGACGAGCAATATCAGCAGCAGTATCAAATGAAATAGAAAAACAACAACGACCAGGCGGCACATTAAGCCCTTATTAATAAATCATGGCATTTGGAATATATAAAGCAGACGGTGGAAACATAACAGGATTTTCTGCTCCTGTACAACCCGACAAAGGAATGGCAAGAGCTACTACATCTAGAACTCTTACGGCACAGTTTGGAGATGGATATGAACAAAGACTAGCAGATGGAATAAATACTTTGAATCAAATTATGACTGTTAGTTTTTCTACAAGACCAAAAGCAGAGATTGATGATCTTGTAGCATTTTTTGAGAGTCTGGGAGGGGTTAGTAGATTTAAGTTTAACTTGGAAGATAGTAATGAAGGTTCAAGTACAGAAACTATTTTGTGTGTTTGTGATTCATGGAATCAGCGCTGGGCTTATGATGACTTTTATACTTTAACAACAACATTTAGACGGGTTTACGAATCATGACATTAACAAGTGATCTTCAAAAACAACAGCCAGGATCCGAACTTGTTGAACTTTTTGAAGTTGAAAAACCTGATGGTACATTTGCATATTTTACACAGGGACAAGATTCAGACGGATCTTCCTTACAAATGTATGATTATAGTTCCAATAGTACCTTAAGAACTTATGCTCCTTGTCCTATTACAATGGAAGGTTTTGATATTAAAGCTACAGGAGCAATTGCAAGACCTGTTTTTAATATAGCAATAGTTGACAACACTTTTTCAACTGCAATAGGAACAACAGATTATGATAAATTACTTGGTAAAAAAATTATTCGGCGTGTTACATTAAAAAGATATTTACAAGGAGAAAGTTCCGATCCTGGATCCGGAAATACTCCTATTGAATTTACACGACAAGTTTGGACAATATCAAAAATAACTGCAAGAGATGCTATAACAGTCACTTACGAACTTGCAGCACCCTTTGACTTACAAGGTGTGAAAATACCAGCAAGAGAAATAGTATCAAATGCATGTCCTTGGCAATACACAGGAGCAAGTCCAGACTTAGCCGAATCTGAAAAATGCGGTGGATGTAGTTGGCATCAAGAGAGTAAATTTACTCGTCAAAATTATACTACATCAGGAACAGCAGTAAATGGAACTCAACATACAGTATATGTAACTTTAGATGACGAATACATTGTCCCTGCAAGTGGAAGTTTTACAAATTATACAACAGCTTCAGGAGCAACAAGTTTTGCAGTAAGTGATTATATAAAAACAACAGGAACAGCAGTAAAGGTAACTACTACAGGTTCTTTTACAAGTGTTAGTATAACCGAGTATTGGATAGTAAATACAGCGGGTACAAAAATAGCACTTGGAACTCCTTCTGACTCAAATGCAAAATTTGATAGAGTAAGAGTACATCAAGGAGCATATTCAAATAGTACAACTTATAATGCTTACACTGATGATAAATTAAATGACATTGTTACTTATGCAAGTGGCGGAAAAACTTATGCTTGGAAAACAAAAGTTACTCATTCTGGAAATGCTCCAGGATTTAATAATTTTTGGAGGAGAGCAGATGAGTGCGGTAAAAAATTATCATCTTGTGGAAAACGATTTGGCTTCTCTCCTGTAGATGCTACTTCAGCAACTTCGAGAGCAAAAGCGGAAATAAATACTACAGTAACATTACCCTTTGGAGCCTTTCCAGGTTCAAAGAACTTTAAGTGAAATTTCTCGATGAAATATTTGCTCAGGCAGCTGCCGAGGCGCCTCGTGAAATGTGTGGACTTATTGTTGAGCAAAATAACGAAGAAAAATATATTCCCTGTGAAAATATATCCACAGAAGAAAATCAATTTGAAATTGACGGAAAAGTTTTAGGCAAGTATCAGTTAATTTCTAAAATAAAATATATAGTCCATAGTCACTACATGCAAGATTGTCATCCAAGCAAGCTTGATAAAGACTCGGCAAAAGCATTACAGATACCATATTTAATCGTATCATACCCAGATAAAGGAGTAGAAATATATGACCCACGTTAAGTTAATGGGAGAACTCGGAGAAAAGTTTGGAACGGACTGGCATATGGCTACGTCTAGCTTTCGTGATATATTTAAACTGATAGATTGCCAAACCGAAGGATTTCGAGACTATATTCGAGAAAGCGCAGATAACGGAATCGATTTCAATATTATAAACGGAAAAGATTTATTAGAAGATGGATACTCAGTGTTATTAGAAAAACCTGAAGATCTTGTAATTATAACACCAACAGCAGCTGGAGCAGGAGCAAGCGATGCACTCAAAGTAATAGTAGGAGCAATACTATTTTTTTATGGATATCAGTATATAGCAAAATATGACTGGGCAAGAGAAGCAGCTACTACTACAGAAGCAGCTACTTCTGCTACTACAACTACAACAAGTGCAGGTGCAAGTACACAATTAAGCACATACGGAAAAGTAGCAACCTGGGGGGTACAATCTCTTGGTGTCGGACTCGCAATGTCAGGTGTTATTGGCTACATGACACCAGAAAGTCCTTCAGAAGCAGGAGACAGTTATCTCTTTGACGGACCACAAAATAATACAAAACAAGGAATACCAGTACCTTTACTTTATGGGGAACTTATAGTAGGAGGAGCACTTACCAATATTGGATTTATAGATACTAAAATAAATTACCAACAAACAGGATATACAATTATATCACCTGATTCAAGTTCACCTAATGGCTCATATGGAGATCAAGGACAAGACGAAAATGGACACAATAAAGCAGGTGGCGGTGGAAATGGAGCATCGGGACAATTTAAATGAAAAATTTAGGTAGATTTTACGATTTAACAAATGGTGGGCAAGCACAAGGAGCAGGATCAAGTTCATCCATAGTAAATAATCCAAATGAGTATCAAACAGCTGTTGTGTATGATCTTCTATCAGAAGGTCCTATTCAAGGACTTGTAAATGGTACTAATTCAATATATCTAGATCAAACAGCAGCAACAATTGGTTCTATTGGAACAAAACACAATATTGCAGAAAGTCTAGACGTTTCATTCACAGCGAGTTCTTTAACTGTTGTAGACAATGTAAACAGCATGTTTAGTGGTCTATCCGTAAATGATGGAGACAGATATATAAATATAGCAGGGGCAAAGAAAGCTATTACTGGCGGATTAAGCATGACAAAGGGAAGTAATACTGTAACTGCAAGTTCAAGTTTTTTTAACTCAAATGATGTTTACATACCGGGAACTGTTGATGGAATGAAACAGTTTGTAACTGTAAAAGGAGCAGGAGTAAATGGAGGAGTTCTTCGCTCAGAAGTTATTGCTTTTACTTCAGCGACTTCTGTACAATTAGCCTTGCCTGCCTCAACTACAGTATCAAATGTAGACGGAACAGTAGATAAAGTTGGAAAAATAGCTTCAATTACAAATACAACAACAGCAGTCATATCAAATATATCAGCGCAAGGAACAGATGCAAGAAATGTATCAAATGTTACTGCTTTTACAACTACTCCAAAATTAAATATTACAGATACTCCTATCTATAATCATGGATCATTTCAATATGCTTTTATGAATGGATATAGAGATCAACCCCTTCTTCAAAATTTTCCAGGTATTGGAAGCGCTTCAATTGTACATTCTGCAAATACAGAAATAAATCAAACAGATCTATCTTCTATAACAGGAAGTCAAAGTAA